TGTTTTATAAGGACTTAGGTTGTTTTGAGTTATTGTTGGTTTATAATGAGAAAAAAAATAAATATACCTGTCAAGACAAAGAGCACCAACAATAAACTTAGGATTAACCCCAATGCCGATTCAAATAGTAGACAAGCAGTTTACTTTGTGTTTAATAATGTAAAATTTTGAAATGAGTAATGGTTTTACTTTTTGTTTAATAAGGAACGAAGTCCAAAGGGGGAAAAACGCTGATCGCTAGCGTTTATATACCCACTCAGATTTTTCTAATAAAATGTTGGGGATTACCCGAAGATAACCCCCAGTACACTTTAATAAACCCTAAGTTTAACAGGCTTCTGAGAAGGTTTACCACCCCTTTTAGGAGAAGTGCCAGTAGGAGCTTTCTTAGCCTTTGGCTTAGGATTAGGATAGCCTTTGCGTTTCATAATGACTCCTAATGCTTGTGGTTACGGATTTCTCCCTTATGGCTGTCATAGGGAAACCGGGTGGAAACTGTTCGTACACCATGATTCTTCATAGTCATAGAACGAGTATCACGAGGTGGAAGAGTGGGATTACGTCTCCCAAGGCTCGAATTGAACCCCGAATTCCCAACGTCTCCTCGCACCTTTCTTAAATCTTTCATTCTTGTGCTCCTTTCGTTTGTTAGGTACTACTTTAGTTCTGAACCGTTTATCACGGAACATTTTTGATGTTACTTGTGCTGCTATTCTATTTGTGTTCATAGTTATTAGGTGGGTAAACCCAGTTAAATGTTCCACATTGAATTAACTCTGTACGTTTTTTAACTGGTATCTTAATCATACCCCGAAGGAGGGTATCTTCTTCTTTCATAGGGTTCATCCCAAGGAACGCTTCCTCTTGGCATATTCTTTTTTCTTCTTTCTCTTTTTTTATCATCGGGTGTTTGTTTAAATATGTCTGCATACTCAGGGTCATTTTCCGTATAAGCATCAGCTCTTTTAATTGCATCCTTGTACTTCTCTTTCCAGTTACCAAATTCTTGATGTAATGCTTCATACTTAGAATCTTTCTCTACACATTTAGAACACGCTTTTACATAACTATACTTGTCCATATCCCCTCAAAGGTACACAACCAAAATTAACATTAGGTGGAGGATTATTGTCCATAATCTCCTGTTGAGCCTTTAGACACTCTTTTTCATTATTATAAGTATTATACACTTCAGCTTGTTTAACACCAGTTGCATTAAGTACTATAACTAGTAACAACCACATTCATACCTTAACCCAAACATTTTCATCTTCATACGATTGATCTACTTTATCCATAAAAGACCTTATGTTTTCTTCAAGTTGATATTCCTGACGGTCTACATAAGCTTGATTCTCGTCAGCAGCCATTTGTTCTACCCAATAATTAACTCCCATTGACAAAACATCTATCCTATCATCATACTGAAGTGAGCCTTTATCTCTAGTTAATCGAGTCATTTGGTAAAACAACTGTCTACGAGGCTCTTCTTTATGTTCCTCATAGTCTCTTTTGGCTTCATTTAAGTCTATTATGAGTCTATGTTGGTTCATAATAGGTTCTAAAACATCAATAATTCTAGCTTCTTTCTGCTTATGATGTTTTATTTCTTCTACATGACATTGATGATAGTTAAATAATACTGGTTTAAATATCTCAGTATACATTCCATCACCAAAGTTTGCTTCTATTTCTACTACATTTACCTTATGTTCAGCAGCAATCTTAGCTAATTCGTTTAAAGTTCTCTTATCATAGCCACCTTTAAGTCCACCTACAGCTAAAACAAAGATTTTACCGTTAAGTTCTTTAGTAACTACATATCCAGTTTCGTCTGATCCCCTGCCACTAGGGTCAATGTGCATAGCAGCACCACTATAATCGTAATAATCACCGGAAACCTCGAATGGTTTATAGAAATAGTCTCCTGTAAGTCCTACTGCTGGTAAATCCATGAGTTCATCTTTACCATATAAGACTCTTCCAGGAGCTTGTTCTGTATTTAGTGGAATAACTAGTAAGTCTCTAAGTTTAAGTGGGTATCTTTGGTCATCTTCACCAGAAGTATCCAACATAAACTGCAAAGCAAAACCTGATTTGCCATAAGAAGCTTCTCGTTCAGCTAAATCAAGGCTGTCAAACCTTAATGGGTCTGTAGGCTCACCAACGTCTTTTTTAAGCTCTTTTATAAAAGGAGCAAGTCTACCTGCATAGAACTCTTTTAGTTTATTAGAGGGCATCTGAGAAGGCCAAATTCTACAAATGTACCCTCGATTTTGTAATCCAGCGTATAAACTCTCTTCTACCTGTGGTGTTCCTAAATAAATGATCCTTCCTACTTTTGGCATTACTACAGCATCAAATTCTTTAACAACCTCACCTAGTTTATCTCTCATTACCTGAGTCAAAGCATTAGATAAAACTTCAACGTCATCAGCAATAATAAAGTGTGCTCTCGATCCTACGATCTGCCCTGTGATACCAATAGACTTAACGCTAGGAGCATGGGCAGCCCTACTAGGAGCAACATCAAAAGCCACATTTGAATTTCTTTGATCCTCTCTTGCTTTGAGGTGTTGCAAGATAGGCATTTCATTAATGATTCTTTTAGTAAAAGTAGAAAAGTCATCGGCTCTTTGTTTGGATGCAGATACTACTAAAAACTTGAGCTGAGGGTCAACCAATAGTTTCCAGACCACAAAAGCAGAAGTAATCCAAGATTTACCCACACCTCGAAATGCTTGAATAATGAGTCGTTTAGGCCCGGTCTGTAGATACTCTCCAATATCATATTGTATAGGAGTAGGCTCAGGTAGAGCAAGATGCTTCCAAGCAAGATACAGAAAATTACGGAAATCATTTTTTATACTATCCAGTTGGTTCATTTTCATCTATTCTAAAAGCATCTCTAAATTCTAAAAAACCTTCTCTAACAATTCTTTCAGGACTAAAATCTTGTGGTGGTTTATTTAAAGAAACCTGTTCATTATCTATATTTAAAGCCTGTAAATTTTTCTTATCTGCAAGTTCTTGTAAAGTTTTATCTGTTTGTACTTTATCATCTATATAATATTGATCAGCAAGAAAGCTTTTTTGTAAATCTACAGACCTTGTTCCAGTTTGTTCAGCCCATTGAGAATTACCCATTTCTCTTGCTGCTTCAAGCCAATATTTATGAACATTTTTATTTTTTGGAGATTTAACAAAAACATCTTTATTTTTTCTTAAATTTACAGAACCAGTACTTTCATAAGGTAAACCTGTATCTGTACCTTTAAAATGAATAGCAAGTTTAGTAAAGGCTTTAAACCTTTTAAATGAGTTTAACTTAGGAGCACCTAAATTAAAAGCCATTTGAACTAAAACACCTTGTCGTACCTTAGAAAGTTTTTTAAAATCTTTTTTACTACCAACAAATTTAATAGCATCATTAGTAGCTGTATTAAACCTTTTATTAAATAGTTTATTTAATCTATTAGCATCTATAGGTGCTTTTCCTGTTCTTTGATCTTTTGTTAAACCAGGAACTGTAGATAAATTAACACCTACACCAGCAGTAAAAACATCTTCTGTATCAGGATAAGCAACTGTATGAAAACCCCCTTCATGGTGAGTAAGCATATTCATTAAATCTTTTCGTTCAGAAGATGAAAATATTTTATCAGACATTAATTAGCTCTCAATTCGTCAGTAGTAAAAGGTAGTTCCTCGACTAGTGATTTTATATCTGCATTATTAGCACCAAGACACTCAATATTGTTATCTCGTAGAAACTGACGGGCAACATTAAGATGAGCTGGTGTAGCCTCACCTGATTTAAGTATTTCTGCAAGGTGTCTTGCAAGTATACCATGTAATTCTCCCATGTCTCCAACTGTTGCGTTACTCATTACACACCTCTTTGTATATATCGTTATTTCTAGCAACCTTACCTAAGTCTTTTACAACTAACTCAGGTGGATTGTTGGTTTTTAACCATTCTTTAGTTTGTGGGCTAAACTCTACCTTTTCATACCACATACATTCCTTTGAGTAGTAATCGTCAGCATTGTAAAGCCCCAAACCAAAGTTAGCTACAGGAGCTGCAAGTTCTTT